CCCCGCGGACGCAATCATTTACTCACGACGTTTCAGCATGCGCAACGTACAAGCGGCTGGTTCGCCGAGATCCTCACCGCCGGAGATACTGGTGCTCTCTCACACCAGGCTCTTGCCGAAGCCCTGAGCGAGTACATCGCGCTCTACGGCGAGGACGCCGGCCGCGCGATGTACGAGAGCGAGCTGATGTGCAGCTTCACCGCATCTGTGCTCGGCAGCTTCTACGCGATCGAGATGCGGCACGTGCGCGAGGAGGGACGCATCAGTGATGAAGTCGTGGCAGATCCGGCTCGGCCGGTGGACCGTTATTGGGACCTCGGTATGCACGATGACACGAGTATATGGTTTGCACAGAGTAACGGCGCGCAGCTGTACGTTCTCGATCACGTCGCAACGTCCGGCCGATCGCTCGAAGGCTGGCGCGACGATATCGAGCAGCGATACATCCAGCACGGCTGGAAGCACGGCACCGACTGGGTGCCGCACGACGCCAAGGTGAAAGAGCTCGGCACAGGGAGGACGCGCGTTGAAACCATGCAGGCACTCGGTTTGCGGCCGCAGATGGTGCCCTGGGCGACGATCGATGACGGCATCAATGCTGTTCGTCGCACACTTCCGTTGTGCGCTTTCCATCCTCGCTGCGAGGAGGGTGGCATCAGCGCGCTTGAGCAATATCGAAGAGAATGGGATGACGATAAAAAGGCCTTCAGGGCGTCCGCGGTGCATGACTGGACCAGCCACCCTGCAGATGCGTTTCGCTATCTGGCGATGAGCTGGCGGCCGGCGCCGCTGCGCATCGTCAAGGCGCCGAAGCTGGAGGGCTGGCGCATCCCGCCGCCTGGCGAGGCGCGGCAGCGACGGGGGATCGTGCTATGAGGCAGCAACGCGTCACGCCGGAGCAGTTCAGTATCCTTAGCGTCGCCATACTGGAGCTGGAGGCGAAGGGATACGGTCCGGCGCTGTGCGTGTTTGAGGCGTGCAAACGCGCCGGCATTACGCCGCCGGGGATGTTCGAGCCGGTAGAGATTGTGGTCGATCGGGAGACGCAGTCATGAGGAAGCGAACGTCACTGCGACGGTGGATGGAGAAGGAACGCTTGGAGAAGAAAGCATGACCAAGGCGCAAATCGATCTCGCGCACAAGACGATCGGCGACCTCGGTCACTGCATCCGCGCGATGGAGCAGTACGGCAACGGCCGCATCGTCAGCGTCATGCGCAACACCGCCTCGCTGCTGCAGGCGATGGTCGACGAGTACGAGGAAGTCGAACAAACGGAGAAGGCCGATGGCTGAGTTCGACAAGCCAGACGAGGCCGACCTCCGATCAGAAGACGCTGAATATAATCCCGGCGTCGAGCCGAAGTCGTCGAAGGCCTGGCTCAACCTCTTGCTCGAGAGTGAGGACGCCTTTGAGAGCTGGCAGGATCACTGTGACAAGATCGATCGCCTCTACGCCAACCTCGAGCAGCTGTCCTCCAGCCAGGAGGGCCGCATCGCCCGCGATCGCCAATTCCAAATGTTTTGGGCCAACTGCGAGGTGTTGAAGCCGAGCATCTACGCCAAGCCGCCCATCCCTGTCGTCGTGCCAAAATTCAAGGATCGTCGCCCGGTCTATCAGCAGGCCTCGGAAGTGATGGAGCGATGCTGCAACGTCGCGTTCGATCTCACCCGCATCAACGATCTAATGCTGCTGGTGCGTGACGATCTCAGCATGGCCAGCCGCGGCGTTGCCTGGTGCCGCTACGAGAGTGGCAAGGACGACGACGCCTACTACGACAGCGAGCGCGTCTGCATCGACTTCAAAGGCCGCCGTGACTTTCTCCACAGCATCTCGCGCAACTGGAGGGAAGTCACCTGGGTCGCGGCCGCCAGCTATCTCACACGCTCGGAAGCGCGAGAGCGTTTTTACAAGCACTCCGGCACCGCCTATCAGGACGCCGAGTACAAGGTCGACAAGGATGCCAAGGAGGTCGGCGGTGCTGATGCCAGAGAGCGTGCAAAATTCTGGGAGATCTGGAGCAAGGGCGACCGCCGCGTGCTCTGGGTCGCCCACGGCTGTGAGGACATTCTCGACGAGAGCGACCCGCACCTCGAGCTGCAAAATTTCTTTCCCTGTCCGAAACCAGCCTACGGCACGGTGCAACGCGGATCTCTCATCCCTGTGCCAGACGTCATGCAGTACCGCGATCAGCTCGACGAGATCAATCTCCTCACCGGCCGCATCCACGCCCTGAGCGACGCCGTCGAGGTGAAAGGCTTCTACCCGGCCGGCGGCGCCGAGATTGCCGAGGCGATGCAGACCGCGATCGCGATCAAGTCGACAGGCGTGACCATGGTGCCGATCTCGAATTGGGCCGCCTTCGGCGGCTCGAAGGAAGTCATCATATGGATGCCGATCGATCAAATAGCGACCACGATCGTGCAGCTGGTCACCTTAAGAAAACAAATCATAGAGGACATCTACCAGATTATGGGGTTGTCCGACATCATGCGCGGCGCCACCGATCCGAATGAGACATTGGGCGCGCAGCAGCTCAAGACGCAGTACGGCTCAACGCGCATCCGCGACAAGCAGCAGGAGATGGTCCGCCTGGCGCGCGATCTTGTCGAGATCACGAGCGAGATCATTACCGAAAAGTTCGACGACGAAACCATCATCGAGATGAGCCAGACGCAGCTGCCGACCAAGAAGTCGCTGGAGCAGCAGGCCGCCCAAGTGCTCGAGCAGGCCAAGGCGCAGGCGCAGTCGATGATGGGTGCGATGCAGCAGCCGCCGCCAGGCGCGCCGCCGCCAGAGGGCGGCCAGGATCCGCAGGTGCAGGTCCAGCAACAGCTGCAGCAGCTGCAGCAGGCGACCGTGCAGCAGCTGCAGCAGATCAAAGATCAGCCGACCATCGACCAGGTTCTGAAATTCCTCAAAGACAGCCGCGCCAAGTCTTTTGTCCTGGACATCGAAACCGACAGCACCATCATGGCGGATGAGAACGCCGAGAAGCAGCGCCGCACCGAGTTCGTGCAGATGCTCGGCGGCTTATTGCCGCAGCTCGCGCAGATGATCACCGCGGATCCCGCCACCGCACCGTTCTGCGGCGAGATGCTCAAGTTTAGCGTCGCCCCGTTCCGCGCCGGCCGCAGCCTCGATGGCACCATCGACGAGCTGGTCGAGCAGATGAAGCAGAAGGGCGCGCAAGGCAAGGGCGACGATCCCACCACCGCGATGGGCAAGATCCAGCTGCAGATCGAGCAGATGAAGCAAGACACCGCCAAGCAAAAGAACGAGGCGGACATCGCCATCAAGCAGGCCGAGCTGAAGCAGAAGGATCAGCACAAGCAGTGGGAGCTGCTGAACGCGCAGGCGATCGAGAAGATGAAGCTCGGCGTCAAGCAAGGCGAGCAGCAGGCCGAGCAGCAGCGCACGGTGCAGGAGGCGCAGCACGATCGCGAGCTGCACCAGAGTAAGATGATCCAGTCGCAGCAGGACATGCAGCTCGAGCGCCAGAAGGCGGACATGCTGATGGCGCAGCACGCCATGAAGCAATCCGACATGGCGAACCGAACGCGCGAGCGCCAGGCCGCGCAGCAATTCAAGATGTCTCAGCCGCGACCGAACGGAGGGCCGGTGTGATGCCGATCGGTGACCTCGCCCGCAGCGACGACTACGAAACCGGGATCCGCGCCACGCCGTGGTTCTCCGAGTTCAAGGCGAAGTATGGCGAGGCACCGGATCTCAATACGCCTGATTATGATTACCGCGCAGCGTGGGCCGCCGGTGCACGGCCGACCGTGCGTGATCCCGGCGACGGTTTGTTACATTGGCCGAGCCAGTTCAAAGGCGCGTCGCACCCTAATCGCTTCGTCAATGGCGTCGACACGCTGACCGGCGACCTGCAGAACGCCGGCTACAGCGATCTCGGTGTGCCTATCGGCGTAACGCGCACGGCTGAGAACACGGCCGATTACGGCCGTGGTGACCTCGGCAACTTTGCGATGGGTGCGCTGGCGCAGCGCGAGGCTTACCGGCCGACGGACGCCCGCGGCACAGATCTGTGGGGCTATCAGATGGGTGGAACGGTCGTTCCGCCGCAGGAGATCGACAAGGCCATCAGCATGGTGATGGCGACCTCCGGTGGCGGCCTGTCAACCAAAGCACTGGCCCCGGAGATGGGCTTTGGTGCCGCGACGCCGGGCACGTTCAAGAATTGGCTGCTGCGCTATTCGCCGGAGAGCGGCGCGCCGGAGCTGGTCAACGCCACCGGCCCAACCGGCAGCGTGTTCTCATCGATCAAAACCGGCGCGCCGCCGCAGCAGATGTCGCGCACGCTGGCGAACGAGCCTGCGCCGTACCAGCACCCGTTGGTCGACATCGCGGATCTGCAACGTCGCAAGGCGTCGCTGGTGCTAGGTCCGACCGATCGCGTTTACGGTGGCGGCGATCTCACCCACGTCGGCAAGACCAAGCTCGAAACGCCGGTGCCGCAGGAAGGCGGCATCAACTTCCCGCATTTGCATCGTGACGCTGCCGTACCCGGCGTGCCGGATGATGTCGCGCCGCTTTATGCCAGCGTGTCGAAGGGGGCAGCGTCGAAAGCCAACAATGCTGCGCTGCGCGAGCTGGAGAAAGGCCGCGAGCCTTGGTATGCGCCGGTGATTATGGGGCCGGGCGGTAGTCTCAGCACCAACCAGGTGTCGAACACGGTGCATCAGCTGCTGCGGCAGGCGGAGCCGAGCGAGGCGGCAATTAAGATCATTGACGACGCCGTGCGCGCCAAGGCGGCTAAGGCGCCGGGTTATCCGGGCTTCGCTGATCCAGAGAAGTTACAGGCGTGGCTCGATCGCGGGCTGGCCGAGCGCCGGGCGCTGACCGAAGGGGCCGACACCGCAGCCGTGCTCAAGGCTACCGGCGTCGATGTCGGAGAGGCAGTGTTTGCCAACACCGACCCGCGGCTTTACCACACCCCTAGCGGCAGCTTCGGTACGATGCTGGGCCGGATGCGGCCCGATGTCGGCGTCAGTGAAGCTCCGCTGCACAGCAATTACCCGGTCACGTTCTTCGGCCAGCGTGGCCAGATCGGCGGCGCGGCGGGTAATATTCCGTTTGCGCTTGGCGCGCCTGATGTCCACCGTGCGCTGGTGCCGGTGCTCAGCCCCGGCGGCGGATCGGCCGCGACAACGCCGGCCATGCAGGTGATGCGCGGCGGCACCAAGGTGCAGCCGGTGACGCAGGAAGTGGTCGACAACTGGGGTGAGTGGTTTCGCCGCCACCCGAGCGGCTGGATGGCGGCAGGTGCTGCTCCGCTGGGAGCCTTAGCAGCAACAGACAACTATCAACCTGAGGAGCGAATGTAATGGCCCAGAGCGCAATCACCGTCACCACGCCCAACCCGACGCCGCCGACCAACATGAGTTTTGTCGGCCAGACGCCGCCGAATGCTCCCGGCCAGCCGGTCGCCGACGACGGCACCGCCGGCACGCTGACCGTGTTCGCGGCGAAAACTGCCAGTTCGGATAATGCGAACTTCCCGAGCGTCGACGCCGAAGGCAAAGGCACCGAAGTTACAGTTATCGCGCCCGGATCCCGCGTCGAGGCGCCGACGGTGTCGTTCTCCGACCTCGGCAACTACACCACAACGCCGAACCAGCAGCACGCCTCGAGCCTGTCGCCGTCGACCAACCCGACGCTGACCACAATCACGCCGACCACGGCGGTGTCGGGCGCATCCGGCACCGTGGCACTTACTGCAGTAACGGGCGTTGGCTTCACCAAGCAGAGCGTGGTCTACGCCAATGGCGTGGCCGTGCCGACGGTGTTCGTCTCCTCGACCACGCTGACCGCGACCATGCCGAAAAAGACCTCCGCCGGCACCTGGCCGATCACGGTGGTAACCGGCGGCGTCGTGACCACGGCGGCGCAGACCTTCACCTGGACCTAAACCGCCGCTCCGTTCGTTCTCGCTAGTGAAGGCTGAGCACCCAAGGAGACGACATCGATGACAACGCAGAAGAATGTTCACGACAACGAGCCGGACAGCAAGAACCTGGTCAAGCCCGGCTCGACGATGAAGGGTTCGTCCGCGCCTGCTCCGCAAGGGCAGCCCGGCCAGCCGATGCAGCAGGGCCAGACCGGCGTGATGCCGCGGCAGGAGCCCTCGCCGGAGGACCGCGAGCTGATGCAGAGGCGCCAGCAAGAGGCCTGGGACGCCGCGGCCGAGCGCGAGAAGAGCAACAACCCGGCCACCAAGAAGGCGCGTACTTACGACAAGGATGCGCCCGGCATGCACCCGGCCAATCAACCGACCGAGAACACGCGCATCAACAAAGGTACGCGGCTGGATCTCGAGGACCTGACCGGCAACCCCGGCCACCGCGGCGTCAATCCCGACGCGCCGGCCAACAGCATCAATGGTCCGCCGTCGGATCGGACCGGCAAGACCGAGAGCATCAACGAACCGCCAGGCATCCCGAACAACGAGCGACCGGCGGGCCTGGTGGCCGGCCAGGGCGTGCAGGGCAGCATCAACGAGCCTGAAGGAAGCCAGGTAATCCCGCCTGGCGCAGGGCAGGGCGTAGGTGGCGCCGGCGGCGGCTCAGGCACCGAGTACGAGACGCCGGACATCGAGGCGCTCGAGCCCGAGGAAATCGCGCTCGGGGCTGCTGCGACCACCCTGAGCGTCAGTGGCACCGGCTTCACCAGCCAGTCGGTGATCAGCATGGACGGCGAGGACGTGCCGACGACGTATGTCAGCGCCGAGGAGGTGACGACGCCGCTTGACCCGGCGCAGTGGTCGGCAGCCGGCGTGGTCCAGGTCACGGTCAAGAACGGCGGCTACAAGTCCGAGGAGGTCGAGTTTGAGATCCTCGAAGCCAACCCGGTCGGCACCCGGCAGAGCAAGCGCACCAAGCCTAAACCCCCCGGCAAAGGCAAAGGCAAAGGCAGAGGCAAGAGGTAAGACATGGCAACGCCAGTGGTAACGGTCGCCGCTGGCGGCCTGCCTGTAGTGGAGGTGATCGGCAGGGGTATGCCGGTCACCGAGGCATCCAACGGCCGCGGTACGGCGGTCACCAAGGTGCTCAGCCGCGGGATGCCGGTGCAGTACGTGCCTGACACGGCAGTGTCGTCTGGTCCGCCACTGGATGCCTTGACGGCGACCTTGACCGGCGCGTATTCCGCGGGCCGTAAGCTGCTAACGGCCTACGGCGGCGCGTTCTATGACCCGGTAGCGAGCGAGGCAAACGTCTGGCGCGACCAGACGGCGGCGGTGCGTAATCTCACGGCGCAAACGACCACGCAGCGTCCTGATGTTGTTACAGCGGGTCCAAACAGCCGCGCTATGTTGGCGTTTAACCCCCCGGACAACATCGCTTCCGCTGCGCTCGCAAGCACGTTCATCACGCCAGCGGCGGGATACGTCGTGATGTCCCTTATCATGGATGCCTTCCCCACGGCTGGAGATTGTTTTTTGTTCTGTGATGTCGATGTGTTCTTCTCCATCGGCTGCACAGTGGCGGGTGGACTATTCGCCAGCAGCTGGGACGTAGCGGGGGCGCTGGAAAGCCGAACGACGCTAGAACCCATCGTCATCAACCAACCCTATGTCGTGGAGTGGATCCACAGCGGTGGTGTGCTGGCGTTCCGGCTTAATGGCGGCCTCACGCGGTCTGTTGCCGCGGGCAATACAGGCGGATTAGCCCCCGGCAAGGTCTTCACGGTAGGGTCAACCCTCACCAAGATGCGGGTGTGCGAGTTCGTGACGTTCTCGGCAGTGCCGACGCAGGCGCAGCGAGACACGCTGGTGGCCAACCTCAAAGCCTACATCGGAGCCTGAGATGGTCGAGTTGGAAGAGTTCGCGCCGGGCCGCTTCCGGGTGCGCAAATGGCGCATTCAAAGTCCGCGATCCGATCTGCCGTGTCCGCAGATCATCTCTGACATCATGCCGCCGACCGAGCAGGTCGACGGCCGCTACTACGAGAGCAAGAGCGCGTTCCGCGCGGTCGGCCGGGCCAACGGGCTGACCGAGGTCGGCACCGAGAAGCTGACCCGCAAGCGTGTTCGCACTTCGTCCACGCGCGCCGCGGCCGAGGGCCGGCGCACCTCGATCAAGAAGGCGCTCGAGCAATTCAAGGCTGGCGTGCGGACACACAGTCCGTAGCTAGCCGTTTCATTTAAGTTAAATGGAATAAAATAGCTTCATCAACTCAAGGGGATAGAACCATGTCTGACGTCACGATCACGCCATCACCGACACTTCCTACGAATACTAATTCCGTCGGTTCGCAGACTACAAATGCCCCATCTCAAGTTCCTGTTGACGTCGACCACGGTAGCACTCCGCACCCCCTCGGTCCGCAGGCACCGAGCGTGCCGGAGGGCGAGAAGCGCACGCCGAGCCGTATGGAGGCCATACAGGCGGCCTTCGACAAGGCCAACAAACCCAGGGGGCAGGCCGAAAAACCTGCCGAGAAGCCTGCCCCGAAGGCTGCGGAGGCCAAGATCGGCCACAACCAGCCGCCGGAGGAGACGCCGAAGCTGAACCTAAAGCGGCGGCCCGATGATCAGGCGCCGCTTAATGTCCAGCCGCGGGGCGAGCGCGGCCAATTCGCGCCGCGCCAACCTGCGCAAAACGCTGCGCAAACGACGCCGGACGGTGCGCAAAACGCTGCGCAACCTGCGCAACCTGCGCACCAGCTACCGGAGACGGCGCCGTTTCGGGACCCGCCGCCGCGGATGGCCGAGCACGCCAAGCGCGACTGGGCGGCAGCCCCCGAGAGCGTCCGCGGCGAGATCCACCGCATGCATGAGGAGTTCGGCCGGGCCTACAACTTCTACCGGGCGGATCACGAAGCGTTCAAGCCGCTGCGCCAGTTCCACCAGCTCGCGCAGTCCCAGGGCACCACGCTCGATCGCGCGCTGAACAACTACGTCTCGATGGAGCAGAAGCTGCGCACCGATCTGTTAGGCGGCCTGGACCTGATCGTGCACAACATGGGCCTGCAGGACCCCCAGACCGGCCGGCGTCTCGACCTGCGCGACGTCGCCTACACGGTGCTCAGCCAATCGCCGGAGCAGCTCCAGCAGATGAAGCAGGGCAACGCCCAGAATGCCGCCTCCCAGCAGATCGGGGCCCTGCACCAGGAAATTAACGGCTTGAAAGGCCACCTCCAACAGTTGCATAATGAGCGCCAGTTCCAGTACACGCGGTCGCAGATCGACGCCTTCGCAGACGACGGCCGGCACCCGCGCTTCGATGAACTTGGCGACCTGATCAAGAACGAGATACACCTCGGCTTTGATCTGGAGAGTGCATACCGCCGTGCGGAGTTACTTCGCCCGGCGTCCCAGGCGGCTCAGACCCGCAACCCGTCGGCTCAGACCCGAACCACGACCGATCGTTCGATCTACGGCGCCCCCTCCGATGTGACCGCCTCAAACGCGGCATCGCGGCGACCAAAGACCCCGAGCGGATCCGTATCCGAAGCCGTGCAGAAGGCCTTCAGGTCCTTCAACGGCGCCGCGTCGTAACGTCTGAACCCCGATGGAGCAACAATGCCCAACATTACCTCGGCCGCCGCCTATCAGCAGGTGCTGTCAATGGCGCTGGAAGATCGTAGCTCAGGCTACCAGGATCTGGTGAGCAACAACAATGCGCTGCTCGCCATCATGAAAAGGAAAGGGCTCTGGAAAACTTACTCAGGACCCAAAATTCGTGAGACATTACAAGTAGGTAAGCAGGTGGTACAGTGGTATTCCGGCTACGATCAGCTCCTCAATCCAGCGATCGATTTATTCAATGACGCCTTCTGGGACCCCAAAATGTGCGTGGTCCCTGTGGTGTTGTCGTACCAGGAGATTTTGAACAACCAGGGCGACGCCCAGATCATGGACGTCTTTGACAGCTACATCTCGGCGGCCGAGCGTGCCCTCGAGGACGCCATGGATGCGGGTATCTATAGCGATGGCACCGCCAACGGTGGCAAGCAGATCACCGGCCTGGCCACCGCGATCCCGGTCACCACGACGAGCGGCACCTACGGCGGCATCGACCGTGCCTCTGCTACGATCTGGCGCACGGTGACGTTCGACCCGCACGGCACAGCTGGAACGGTAACCCTTGCGCCGTTCGGCACGCAGATCAACAGCACGACCATTCGGCCGATGTTGAACTACGCCATGATGAAGCAGTCCCGCGGCCGTGACTACGCGGATCTCCTGATTATGTCGCCGGAGCACTACGCGGCCTACGACGCCGCCACCGTCGCCATCCAACGGCAACAGAACAGCACCTCGCTCGGCCAGCTCGGCTTTAGCGCGCTGGAATATATCGGCGGCGGCAAGCGTGCCGAGATCGTGCTCGACGGCGGCATCGGCAGTAATATGCCGGCGAATACAACGTTCGGCATCAACACCGACACCTTGCGGATCCGCTATCACCCGCAGCGCAACTTCGACAAATTGTTCGACGGCGACGGGATGATGCCGATCGACAAGGATGCGATTGCGCAATTTATTGGTTGGATGGGCGAGCTGACGATGGTCAATCCGCTGTTCAACTGGCGCCTCTACGATAGTAACCCGGCAGCTTAAGTCTTTGCCAACTGCCGAGCCAACCGGGGTCGCCGACGTGTAGGTCAAAGCCTTCCTTCCGCGGAAAGCGGCCCCGGCCAATTCAACCTCAGGAGGAAGGTCCCCTATGCCCCGTCAAGACCCCGACGAGAACCTCGTCGCCGTTTTCAAATACATTCCGCTGCAGAACCCCGGCAAGACCCTGGCCGAGGGCCGGCCGATCTTCGACGACGTCGAGGTCTGCGAGATCCGCGTGCCTGGTTCGCGTGATGTTAAGGTGTTTCCTTCAACAGAAGTGACACGCTGGATCATCGATCCCGAAACCGGCGAGCAGACCAAGCAGACCTACGCCGAACGCTTTCGCCACCAGTACCAGCAATTCAAGGCCAAGGCGCA